GCTCATCTGCGACCCCTTCGCGGGGGCGGGAACAACCGGCGTGGCGTGCATCCGGCTCGGTCGCCGATTCATCGGGTGGGAGCGAGAGCCCAAGTATTTCGATGTGGCGGTGAAACGGCTGCGCGCGGCCAGGGAGCAGCTACGGATCCCGCTCGCGTGCGAGCCGGTAGGCAAGCAAGCGGCGATGTTCGACGCGTCGCCCCTGCGTCGAGAAGGGGGTGAGCCCAAGCCGCCGCTTGTAGTGGACCGTGAGGGCTAGGGCGTGGTAGGGTCACGGTCCATGGTGAGGCCAGTCACCGTGAACGACTCTCGGGGGCGCTCGCGTCCCCACAAGACGCCCCTCCTCTCGGCTGGCCCCGGGAAGAGGGGCGTCGGCTTTAAGGGGGCGTGATGCCCAAGAGGATGATTGACTCGTCGTTTCTGGACTCGCCCTCCATGGAGGTGCTGACTCCTGGAGCGCAGGACGCGTTCCCGCGCTTCATCCTCATGGCGGACGACTTCGGCTGCTTCGAGGTCAACGCCGACCGCCTCCGGGCAAACGGCTGGAGCAAGCGCCCGGACGTCACCATGGCGCACGTCGAGGCGTGGCTGTGGGAGTACGGCACCCGTCACGCTCCCGGATGCCCTCCCGTGGCGATGTTCTGGGAGCAGCTCGGCCGGCGGTTCTGTTACCTCACCGGCTGGTTCGGTGAGAAGGGGCAGCGCAAGCGCGCGGTCTACGATGGCACGACCGTTGAGGGACGCAAGGGATCGAAGCGCCGTACCCCCGAACCGCCCCCCGAATTGCTCGCCTCCGTGCTCCGCGGAGACGTTCGGGCCGATGGTTTCCCGCCCGGGAATCTGGATTTCCCGCCCGGGAATGCGGCGGGAAACGAAAACGGAAAGCCTAATAATTCCGTTCCCGCCCGGGAAAACGAGGTTCCCGCCCGGGTTTGCGGAGTTCCCGCGAATTCCCGCGGATTTCCCGCTCCCGCAGTTCCAGTCGCAGACGAATACGCAGACGCAATCGCAGGCGAAGGAACGGCGCCACCCACCCCAATTCGTCGCGCCGGGCTCCCGCTCAAGTCGGAAGCGAGGGACTCCCAGTTCCCCCTCACGGCTAGCCTCATCGCCTCCCTTGCCCTCCTCGGGGTGAAGGTAGGCCACCCAGATAAGCACGGCGACTCAGCCGCCGTCGAGGCCAACTGCGCGCGCGACGGGGTCGAGACCATCGCCTCCCGCGTGGCCGTCGCCTACCGCCTCCGCCCGAAGTCAACTCTCGGGTGGTTCCTCGACGACATGGCAGCCCCGAAGACCCGCAGCAGGCCCCGTGACGAGCGCGCGCCCGCGGCCCCCTCTACCGACTGGACCGACACCCGAGCCCCCTGGGAGATCCCTACGTGATCAGCGTTGGAGAAGCGATGACGCAACTCCGCGAGCGACTCGCGGCGATGGAGGCCCGTGCAGCGACCCCCGAGTTTCATGCGAGGGTTGCCGAAATGGAGGCCGCGGAGGCCGACCGGCTCAAGCATCAGGCCGAGGCGGATCGCCTGCGCTACCTGATCTCGAGCGGCATCCCCCGGGCGTTCTGGCCCCACCTCGACGCGCCTGAGGAGACGGCAGCGATCGGCGCCGTGCGGCGGGTCCTCACTCCCGGCGGTCCCGCGATCACGATCCTTGGCGGTCCGAAGGGTCGGGGCAAGACCACCGCGCTGGCGTGGTTCACGTACCAGCGCCGCGGCCTATTCGTCGAGGCGCAGGACACCGTTCGGATGTCCATGTTCGCGGAGGCCGACTGGCGCGAGCTCGCCGAGGCCCCGACGCTCGCGCTAGACGAGTGCGGCGCCGAGTTCCACGGGGACGTGCTCGCCGCCAACCTCTTCTCGATGCTCAACGCCCGGATTCAGAACCTACGCCCCACCGCGCTGGCAACGAACCTCAACGCGTGCGACTTCAAGGCCCGCTTCCTGCAGGGCCCAATGGAACGGCTCGACGACCGATTCCGGGCCTGCGGCGCATGGGTGTCCCTGCCCGGAGAGTCGATGCGGCGCCCACCCCCGAAGCCATGGAGCGACACCGAAACGGAGGACGCATGACGAGGCTGCTTGTGATTATTGCTTGGCTGCCATGCGCGGTGGCCATCGACGCATGGACGCTGGCGACGCTTTGGCGCTGGTACATCGTGACCGAGTTTCACGCGAAGCCGTTGACGATGTTCGGCGCGTGCGGACTGTCGCTGTTGGCGTCGTACGCCACATCGCATCTCTTCTCTCGGGAGGAGAGCAAGAAGGATGAGAGCGTAGCCGTCATGATCACTCGTCGGCTCATGATCGTCGGGTTGCTGTTACTGATCGGCCTCGTCGGGCGGGCGATGTTCGCCCCCGGCGCGTGAACGGAGGACGCATGAACCGAACGCTTGCCATTGTGATGCTGCTCGCTGCCGCTGGCTGCACATCTTCCACGGAATACGGCCGCTGCATCGGGGCATTCGACGATAAGGATCCGGCGCTCACCTACAAGGTGAGCGGGTGGAACGTCGCCATGGGGGTAGTGTTCGCGGAGCTCATCGTCCCGCCGATCGTGGTGCTCGTCGACGAGACGCTATGCCCTGTGGGGCGCAAGGCGCCGGGCCCCGTCACGGTGGACCCATGAACTACTCCGTCGTTATCGTGCTCGGAGCCTTCGCCCTCGGCGCCCTCTTCCTCGCGTGGGATGCGTGGATGGACTCCCGGGACGAGGAGATCCCCCCGCCCTCCAACGTCGTCGACCTCACCGGCAAGACCCTGCGCTTCGGCGACCGGGAGACGAGGCAGTGAGCGCCCCCCGTGCGGTCAGCTTCCATGTCCCCGTGGCTCCTGTGAGCGTCAACCGCCGGTACGTCGGTCGCACCTTCCGTCTCTCTCCCGAGTATCGCGCCTTCCACGCCGCCGTGGCACTCTGCGCGAAGCGGGCTATGCGGGGGCTCGTCCCGCTCGAAGGCCCGCTCTCCGTCCAGGTGGATCTCCTCGTCCACAACGCTCGGCAGGACGTCGACGGTCCCGCGAAGCCCTGCCTCGACGGCATGAACGGTATCGTTTACGGGGACGACTCGCAGGTGGTCGAGGTGAGGCTTCTGAAACTGCACACGCCCAAGGACGAGGCGGCCGGCGTCACGATCTGCGTGAGGGAGAGCGTATGAGCCTCGGACTCGACTACGGCCCCTCGCCCACGGCACGCTTCGGCGTGGACGCGCTCCAAGGGTGGCGCCGACTCGACCGCGAGGACGATGCCCGGCGGGAATGGCTCAATGCGAAGTGCGGCATTCGGCCCGATAGGCTCAAGCCGGAGCGCGTGAAGGATTGGGCTCCGCCGAGTCATCGGAAAGTTGGTCCTAGGTAGTTCCAAGGGTATTGCCAAACCCCTCGCGCTCCCTCAATCTCGGGGGAGCGCGTTTTTTTCGTGCCAATTCATGGGATTCCAAAAGGGAAATCCGGGCAAGCCCAAGGGCGCAACCAATCGGCTCACCCGTGACGTGAAGGCCGCGATAACGCAGGCCCTGGAGGACTCCGCCCCGATGTTCACCAAGTGGCTCAGCGACGTCGGCGCAACCGACCCCGCGCGAGCCCTCGACATCGCGGCTAAGCTGTCCGAATACACGATCCCGAAACTGGCGCGGTCCGAGGTCTCTGGACCCGACGGAGACCCCCTCACGATCAACGTCGTCACCTACGCCTCGAAGGGCAAGGAGTAGGGTGGCGCACGCAATCACCATTCCCCACGGCTTCACCCCGCGCCCTTACCAGCGCAGGGCGATGGCCTACGTGGACGGCGGCGGCAAGCGCGTGTTCTGGGTCGTGCATCGACGCGGCGGGAAGGATCTCACGTTCCTGCACCAGACGGCCAAGGAGGCCCTGCGTCGCCGCGGAGTCTACTGGCACGTGTTCCCCTCGCTTGAGCAGGGGCGCAAAGCCATCTGGGAGGGGTTCACGAAGGATGGCGACCGCATCATGGAGCAGGTGTTCCCGCGCGAGATCCGCAAGCGTCCGCGCGAATGGCTCCCGGGTGCAGAGGCGATCGTAGAGCTAAAGAACGGGTCGATCTGGCGGCTCATGGGGTCCGACCAGATGGAGGTCGTGGGCGCCGGCCCCGTGGGGATCGTGTTCAGTGAGTTCGCGCTGGCGAAACCCAAAACCTGGGACCTTGTGCGGCCGATGCTTCAGGAGAACGGGGGCTGGGCCGCGTTCATCACGACGCCACGCGGCAAGAACCACGCGCACAAGCTCATGGAGACGGCGAAGCGGGAGGGATGGTTCTGCGAGACCCTCACGCTCGACGATACCGGTGCGTGGCGCGAGTGGACCGACTCCAACGGCAACCCGTACACCAGTGCGCAGGGCGTGAGGGACGCCGAGGCGCGGGCCGGCATGCCCCCGGCCCTGATCCGTCAGGAGTATGACTGCGATTGGAGCGCTGCAAACGTAGGAGCGGTCTACGGCGACCTGATCGAGACGGTCGAGAAGCGCGGCGGCGTGTTGTCGTTCGACCACCCAGCGGACGGGATCTTCACGATCTGGGACCTCGGCTTCACGGACTCCACGGGCGTGTGGTTCTGGCGCGTGGGTGCCGAAGGTATCGACGTCGTCGACCACTACGAGGCGAGCGGGAAGCCGCTCTCGCACTACTTCGACATCGTAGACGGCAAGGGCTACGAGTACGTGAAGCACTGGATCCCGCACGACGCACGCGCCCGCACGCTCGCGTCGGGGTCGAGCATCCAAGAGCAATTCTGGGCCAAGTACGGCGCCGGCTCTACGGCGGTCGTCCCGTCGCTGTCCCTGCTCGACGGCATCCAGGCAGCGCGATGGCTGCTACAGCGCCCCATCCGGTTCCACTCCCGATGCGCGGATGGACTGGAAGCGCTCCGCGCCTATTCCTACGCCTACGACGAGGACCGAAAGGCGTTCTCGTCGAAGCCTCTGCATGATTGGTCGAGCCATACCGCTGACGCTTTCCGCTACCTCGGGATCGTGGCGAAGCACACCGAGGCGATACAGCGCCCCACGCCACCGCCCGCGAAGCCGGCCCGCAAGGCCGTCACCCTGAACGACCTCGTAGCGCCCCGCCGTGACAACTGGAGGATCTGACCATGTACGACCAAATCAACGACGCGGCGCGATTCGACGACTCTCCCTCGGGCTGGCACGCCCGATACATGGTCGAGTTGGAGGCGGCCAAGAAGCATCTTGAGGACTGGCGCCCGAAGGCCCAGGCGACCATCGATCGCTTCCTCGACAAGCGGGACGCGGTGGCCGACCCGCAGACCAATCGGCGATTCAACCTGTTTACGTCGAGTACCCAGACGCTTCGGGCAATGCTGTACGGCAAGGTGCCCAGCGTCGAGGTGTCGCGCCGGTTCGGGGACGCGAAGGATGACGTCGCCCGGGTGGCCGCCGAGATCATGCAGCGCTGTCTCAACAGCGACATCGAGCGGGACGGGGACGGGTTCCGTTCGGCCATCGGCAGCGCCCTGGACGATCGCCTACTTCCGGGGATGGGGCAGGTTCGGCTGCGGTACACGGTGGAGACCGAGGAGCGAACTGTCCCGCCGGTCATGGGTCCGATGCCGGGAGTCATGTCGGACCCGTCCATGGGCTCTCCGATGGTCGAACTCGCCCCCGGCTACACGGAAACCGTCAAGGCGTTCGAGGACGCGGAGACCGACTACGCGCATTGGGACGATTTCCTGTTCTCTCCCTGCCGGACGTGGGACGAGTGCCGGATCGTGTTCTTCAAGACGCCGATGTCCCGGGAGGACCTGAAGCGGCGCTTTGGCGAGGAGGTCGGAGCGGTCATCCCGCTGGACAACTCCGGCGCCTATGGCGAGTCGGCGGAGAAGAAGCAGATCGATGACGTTTGGGGCCGGGCGACCATCTGGGAAGCGTGGGACAAGGATCGCCGTAAGGCGGTCTGGTTCTGCGAGGGGTACGCCCAGATCCTCGACGAGAGGGACGACCCGCTGGGACTGGACGGCTTCTTCCCCTGCCCCCGCCCGCTGATCGCCAACGCGACCACCTCGTCTCTGGTGCCCGTCCCGGATTACTACTTCGCTCAGGACCAGTACCGGGAACTCGACGAGGTGACGAGCCGTATCAGTGAGCTTCAGAAGGCCATCGCCGTCAAGGGGGTGGGGGACTCGGGGTCCAGCCAGTTGAAGGAACTGATCAAGGGCGGCGAGAATGAGATTGTCCTAGTGGACAACTTCGCCATGCTGGCGGAGCGCGGCGGTATCAAGGGCGTCGTCGACTGGTTCCCGCTCGAGCAGGTCATCAAGACGATCCGGGAGCTCGAGAACCGCCAGGATCGCCTCGTCCAGCAGCTCTACCAGATCACCGGACTGTCGGACATCATCCGGGGTCAGGCCACCAACAGCGCCACGGCCACGGAGCAGAGCATCAAGGCCAAGTTCGCCTCCGTTCGGCTCCAGGCGTTGCAGGACGAGGTAGCCGAGTTCGCCTCGGGGGCGCAGAAGATCCGGGCGGAAATCATCGTCAAGCACTTCGACGACGAGACGATCCTGAAGCGAGCCAACTACGTCGGCGGGCAGGATCAGGAACTCGTCGGGCCGGCGCTCCAGTTGCTGCGCGACCAATTCGCCAGCTTCCGCATCCAGATCAAGCCGGAGAACATCAATCTCTCCGACGCGGCTGCGCTCAAGAGTGAGCGAATGGAGGCGCTCCAGATGGTCGGTGGGTTCCTAGCCAACACAGCGCAGCTCGCCCAGATGAACCCGAAGGCCGCTCCGCTGCTCACCGAGATGCTGACTTGGGCCTTCGCCGGGTTCAAGGGATCGAGCACCATCGAGGGCTCGCTAGACCGATACGCTGCGGAGCAGGCGGCTCAGGCTGCGCAGCCCCCGACGGCACGCCCCCCGCCGCCCCAGGTCGTGGTCGAGAAGATGAAGCAGGAAGGCGCGGCGCGGCAGACGCAGGCTGACCTTCAGGCGGAGTTGATCAAGACCGACGCCCAGACCAAGGCGGAGGTGACGAAGCAGCGCGCCCAGCTTGAGGCGGACCTGACGATGAAGCGGGAGGAGGAAGCCGTCGCGGCGAGGGCCGAGGCAAGGGCCGCCGGAATGGCTGCGGTAGAGGCGTTCACGCGAGGGGGCGTGTAATGGCTGACGTCTGCAAGTACGGCGAGCCCAGCGTTTCCGGGCGGACCAATACACCGGAGTTCGACGAGGGCTACGAGCGAACATTCGGCGCCTCCAGCGACGAGATCCGCCCCCCGCGGCGCACGCGCTA